ATGACAGAAAATAGTACACAAGAAGTCGTCAAAGACCTCGAAGAATATAAATTTGGATTTCACGATAATGCAGAACTTGAATTCACAACAGGTTTAGGTTTAACCGAAGAAGTCATTCGCGAAATTTCTGAAACAAAAAATGAACCTGAGTGGATGTTAGAGTTTCGTCTGAAATCTTTTGAAGCTTTTAAAAAATTGGACATGCCAAAATGGGGCCCAGATCTTTCTGGTATTGATTTTAATGATATTGTTTATTATCAAAAACCATCAGCAAAAGCTGCGCGTTCTTGGGAAGACGTTCCTCAAGAAATCAAAGACACTTTTGAAAAAATTGGTATTCCAGAAGCTGAACGTTCATATTTGGCAGGAGCTTCTGCTCAATATGAATCAGAAGTTGTTTACCATAATATGAAAGATGAATTTGAAAAATTAGGAATTATTTTCACTGACACTGATTCAGGATTACGTGACTATCCAGAAATTTTCAAAAAATATTTTAGCAAACTGGTTCCACCAACGGATAACAAGTTGGCAGCCTTAAATTCTGCCGTTTGGTCTGGTGGGTCATTTGTCTATGTTCCTAAAGGAGTCAAATGTGAGATTCCGATTCAAGCCTATTTCCGTATTAACAACGAAAAATCAGGACAGTTTGAGCGGACATTGATTATTGTTGAAGAAGGGGCGTCTATTCAGTACGTTGAAGGATGTACTGCACCAACTTACTCTGCAAGTTCACTTCATGCAGCAGTGGTTGAAATCTTTGTTGAAGAGGGTGGTTATATGCGCTACTCTACTATTCAAAACTGGTCAGATAACGTCTATAATCTGGTTACCAAACGTGCTGCTGCAGAAAAAAATGCGACGGTTGAATGGATTGACGGAAACTTAGGCTCAAAAGTATCTATGAAATACCCAGCCGTTCATTTGAATGGACCAGGAGCGCGTGGAACAATGCTCTCAATCGCTTTTGCTGGAGCAAACCAAAATCAAGATACAGGTGCTAAAATGATTCATAACGCACCAAATACTTCAAGTTCAATCATTTCTAAGTCTATTGCCAAAAATGGTGGAGCAGTCAATTACCGTGGACAAGTTACTTTTGGAAAAAATTCTAAAAAATCTGCTTCTCATATTGAATGTGACACAATTTTGATGGATGATTTATCAAAATCAGATACCGTACCATTCAATGAAATTCATAATTCACAAGTCGCCTTGGAACACGAGGCGAAAGTGTCAAAAATTTCAGAAGAACAACTCTATTATTTGATGAGTCGTGGACTTACAGAAAAAGAAGCAACTGACATGATTGTCATGGGCTTCATTGAACCCTTTACCAAAGAATTGCCAATGGAATACGCTGTTGAATTAAATCGCTTGATTTCTTATTCAATGGAGGGTTCTATCGGGTAAGCTGAACAAATGCTGTTGTATCAATGTTTGTTTAATGTATTTCCCTTATATTTAAGCAACTGGTAGCAAAATGGTAGCAGTTTTAAACAAATAGTGGTTTTTGCTTGTTATCCTTTTGATTCAGTTATGAATTATTATTGAGCGAAAAATGCACCAATTATAAAAATAAAATAACAAAAAATATGCTACCATAAATTTTCAGGTAGCATATTTTTATTTTAAATCGTTTAACTTTTTAACAATATCAATTTTGACTGATTTTGTGACATGAGAATAGATACTGAGTGTTGTTTTATAGTCAGTATGTCCCACGCGGTCCATTGCAGCACTTAGCGGCACATCCAGCTGTGCCAGCAGAGCAATATGTGAATGCCTAAAAATATGAGATGTAAGATATTTTGTAATACCAACTTTTTCGGCTGTCCTTCTTATCACAACATTCAATGTATCTAAATCAATTGCTGAACCATTAACTGTGAAAAAAACATAGTTATCTTTATTAAAGTTATCCCCTTTTAATGCTCTATGTGTTGATAACTCTTCTATTTGATTTTGAATAACTTCTTTTACATTATCAGGAATAGTTATTGTACGATAAGAAAAATCTGTTTTGGGGGTAGTTTTTATTTTTAAGGCTCTATCGTATGTTCCAGAAATTGTTACTGTTCCATTTTCTAAATCAACATCATTAAATGTTAAAGCAGCAGCTTCACCATAACGAACGCCAGTGAAAGCCATAAATTCTACAAAGTTAGCAATATGCGATAATCTCCAGCTTGCTCTTAGTGCCTTTATTAGCTTTTGGATTTCGTCTAGTTCTAAATAATTTTCACGTTTTCCTTGAACCTCTTCAAAAGTTTTAATTTTTTTAGGAGCTTTGACATATTTTGCTTCATTACGCTCAATATATCCCATTCTGACCCCGAACTCAAGAATTGAAAAAAATCGTTTTTTATATCCATTATAATATGAATAGGCATATCCTTCGTCCATCATTTCGTTTACAAGGTCTTGTATTAAGCGTCTATCAATATTTTTAGCCAGGACATCTTTATTTATTGATTCTTTAATTCTCTTATCTAGTGCGACTGTCCCACGAAGTGAAGAAGCTTTTACAGTTGGTGACCAGTTTTTGAAATACTCATCATAAAGTTCATGAAAGGTGATTTTACTGCCCTCTTTATGAGAGATGAGTTTATTTACTTTATCTGCAAGAATTCTTGTAGCTTGCTTTTGAGCTTGCTTTGATTTACTTGTCAGAGTTACTGTAACGGTTCTAGTTTTCTCAGTGTATGGATCAATGTATCTTTCAAAATAACGATACTTGCCATCTCTTTCCTGAAACCACATATTTGATACCTCATTTCTAAAAAATATGATAAAATGAGTATAAGAAAAAGTCATCACTAAAGATGCTTATTCTATACTGATTTAAAGCCCTCCTCCTCGACCAAAACTTGGAGGGCTTTTTTTATTTTATGAATTAATTTTTTGTCTATTTTCGATAGATAACTGAACTAAAAATCTATAAAAATCTGAGACGTCAAGTTTTTTAGGAAAAGAGAATTCATGAGTTGAAAGAGTTGTTGTTAGAGATTTATAGTATGGGTTAGAAAGATAAGTGACATACATGTTAGTATCATCAAAGCCAAATCCAGCTGCAGTATAGCGAACATCAACAATACTATCTAAGAAAATTTGAGTGATAGCTTTTTTCTGTCCGGTTACTCCTTGAGCATCAATAAATAGAAGTCGGTTGTTGGTTACAATGATTTCATCACGAATCAATTTATAAGATGAAATAATTTGCTCGTTTTCAACAAGCATGTGTGACCAGTTAGCTGTAGCAGTTTTTGTGCTTTGTGCTGATGCATTCCCTAACATTCCTTGTAAGAAACTTCCAGAATCAGCGCCAGATACAGCATTGTCAACTTTGCGAGTAGTATCTGAAATCTTATCAGATGCAACTTTTGCAGCTTTATCAGCGACCTTATTCAGATTATCTAATAATCCCATAAAAAACCTCCTGCCTAGCTTTTAACGAGGTTCAGAGCTTGCTCGTAGATTAATTTATGCTACACCTAATAGTTCTTGAAATTCTCTCTCAGCTAAGTCATAAAAAGAGTGGTTAAGATGATAGGCTTCTAAAAAATTATAAATATTAATTGACTCAATAATATCAAAATAACTAATATAATCAACAGCAAATTTGTGTATTTGCTCTTTTTTTATTTTTATATTAATTTCATCCACAAAAATTTCATTTATTGCTTCATACATTTCATTAAATTCTTTTGAAATAATCGAACAAGCAAAATCATAAGGGCAACCAGTAATTTCAATGAATAAATTAAAGTGGGAATAATCTCCACCTTGTTTCTCAAACATATCCCAAAGAAGGAGTATTGCTTCTCGGTGGGCTCGACTTTCGCTGGGGCTTGTTGTATCAAAATCTCCACCTCTGTAATCATCATGGTTAAGTATATGTGATAATTCATGAGCATGGTCAAAAGGTCGTGCATTTTTTTCGTATCCACCTAGACCAAGCAAAGGGGCAACCCAAGCGACTTGATTATTCCAATCCCCTAATCGGTAATCAATATGCTGATTTTCAATTTCACAAATCAGTAAGCTATTTAGTTCCTGTTCATCCATAGCCCACCTCTTATTTATTATTATCTATATCTTTAGCTTTTTGAGTAATTTCATCCCAACGGTCAGCAAATACAAGGCGAATCATTGCTTTGTCTTTTTCTGTCAGTGGACGGCCACCAGAAGAAACTAATTTATCCCAAACGGCATCATCGTCAGTATTTGCAAGTTCAGATAGGTCTATTGGTTCTTGAGACGATTCAGCCTCTCTATCCTTTAGAGGTTCAACGAGGTCGGCTTTTGATATATTCCAGTGGCGGGCCAATATTTCTATTTTATCGATACGTGGGTAATTTTTAGCTACAAGCCAATCTCTCACGGTGAAATAGCTAACACCAGCTATTTCAGCAATTGTCTTTCTATCTTCTCCATACATATCCATGTACCTTTTTAAATTTTCGGCCATGACTTCTTTATTTCCGAGTGAACCAGACATATAACACCGCTTTCCTAATAAGATAATGATATTTTACACTAAAAACACAAAAAAAGCAAAAAAAAATATAAAAAATTGTGTTTTTTTGTGTTTTTCTCTTGACTTTGTGTTTTAAACACAGTATAATAATTTTATCAAGTTGAGAAAGGAGCAAGTATGCCAGAGAAATTTGAGCTATCATTAGCTGCATTACGAGTAAACAAAAATCTCACTCAAGAGGAAATGGCGAAAGAGGTAGGTGTAAAAAAAGGAACTTGGCAAAATTGGGAAACCGGGAAAACATTTCCAAGTGTTCCAGAAATTAAAAAAATTGAAATGTTCTTCGGTGTTAAATACGAGAACATTAATTTTTATCCGTAATTGTGTTTTAAACACACAGAGAAAGGAAATAAATAATGGGAAAAGTAACAGTTAAATCTTCACTAATTGAAGCCAACGAACTAATTAAGTCCGGAATTTCTGGGAAGTCCAAAGAGTTATCAGTGAGAGAGATATCTGAATTGATTGGACAAAAAATTTGGTTAGCAGCTGAAATTTTAGGAATTGAACTTGATTAAGTTTTTAGACATTTGGTTTTTTGTTACAAAAGTTCTATACGCATATATACGTATACGAAAAGTTCTAGATTCTTGTGTGTTTATACGTGATTTCTTTGTGAATTGTACACACAAGCGGTTCCTGGACACTGTGTACAACTGTAAAAAGTAGCTATATGCTTGTAATCAAATAATGATAAAGTTTCAGTATTAACAGAAAGGAATTCATAAAATATGAATCAATTAATTAAAATCACACAAAATGAAAACAATGACCAAGTAGTAAGCGGTCGTGAACTACATGAGTTTTTAGGAATTAAAACTCGTTATAATGACTGGTTTGAAGATATGGTCAAGTACGGATTTACAGAAAACGTTGATTTTATAGGTTTTACTGAAAAAAGAGTAAAACCTCAAGGCGGTCGTCCAAGTGTTGACCACGCACTCAAACTTGACATGGCAAAAGAAATTTCCATGATTCAACGTAACGAAAAAGGAAAACAGGCTCGTCAGTATTTTATCGAAGTTGAGAAAAAATATATCAAACAAGTTCAAATTCCAAAAACACAACGTGAACTTGTTCAGCTAGCGTTATCAGCTAATGAAGAAACAAATCAACGAATTGATGTAGTTGAAACTAAGATTCAAGAAATTGAAGAAAATAAATTGATTACTACTGAAGATAAAGGAACTATTGATTCTCATGTACGCAAAAAAGTAGCCAGTATTTGTCGAGAGCAACGGCTTGACCAACAAGCAAAAAGTTTACTTTTTCAAGATTTAGGCTCAAGCATTAAGAGATTGTTCAATGTACCTAATCGAGGAAGAATCAAAGATAAAGATTTTTTGAAAGCTCTTGATTTCATTGATACATGGGAGCCGTCATCAGTAACAAAAGCGCAAATTCATCAACTTAGCTTATTTGATGAAACTGCTTAGAAAGGAGCAGAGAATGGCAGAAACAATTCCAATTGCAAAAGTAAGAGTTGTAGAAATTCAATCAGAACCATATTTAACTGATTCAGGGTTAACCTTACATTATTTTGGCTCAGAACTTGAAATGATGGATTCTAAGGAAATGAAAGATAAAGCTTTTAAAAAATATCGTCGCCGTATCCAAGAAAATGTTCTTGAATTTGATGAGGAAACAAATGGAGAATTTACACGATATTTTGATGGTAGGGCAACAAACTTGCTAGCATTTGATGCTTTCGGAGCATATCAAAGTTATCTTAGAATCTTCAAAAAGTTCTCAGACAAGCCTTACAGCTTTAAAGATTTTATTGCTGACAAAAAAATTAATCTTAAAGGAGGTTCTTTATGATTTATATCATCGACCCAGAAGCTTATGAGATTTACGCAAAATTTCAAACTAAAAATATTTGAGCTGTTAAATTGATTGCAAAACGCCTAAATGCAGTTATTCGTTAGATAGGAGAAAAAATGAAAAAACAACTAAGCCAGTCAAGCTGGAAAACAGTAGCGCAAAAACGTGAGCGAGATTCTATTGAATTAATTCGTGAAATTCGAGGGCTGAGAATCGAAAAGGCTCAAGGGAAGGTGTATGAGGAAGATTCAGAACGGATGCATCGGTTCGATAACTTCAAGTCGCCTTTCGCATGGAAATAAAAAAGTCCGCACGGGCATGCGGACTAAGACGTGATACATCTTTATATATTTTTATACCTAGATTATATCACGTTTCATCAAAAATCAGAAACGGAGAATTTAAAAATGGCAACCGAAATATCAAAATATTTAAAGCAAGATAATATTATGCAACAACTTTCAGAAACTCTTGGAAGAAATTCAGCTCCATTAGTAACGAGCGCATTGACGGCAATTGCAAATAATTATCAACTTAAGGATGCTACACCAGTAAGTGTACTTACAGCTCTTATGAAAGCAGCAGCATTAAATTTAACAGTTGACCCTAATCTTGGTTTTGCCTACTTAGTCCCTTATAAAAGAAACTTCAAAGAAAATGGCCAATGGGTAAATGTTACAGAAGCACAATTACAAATTGGATATAAAGGACTTGTGCAATTAGCTTTACGAAGCGGACAAATTAAGTCAGTTAATACTGGAACGATTTATGAATCTGAATTTAAGGGCTATAACAAGATAACTGGAGAATTCACAATTGATGAAACGATTATTCCAGATGAAGATAAAGATGAAGTGGCAGGCTACTTTGCCTATGTGCAACTTGTAAATGGTGGAGAAGTTAAGCAATTTTCAAGAAAAAAACAAATTGAACATTTTGCAAAAAAATATAGTAAAGCTTATAGCTATGACCTTGATAATAATAAAAAATCAAGCCCGTGGTCCACAGAATTTAATGCTATGGCAGAAAAAACTGTTCTTAAACAAGTTCTTAAATTTGTCCCAATGTCATTAGAAATGCAAGAAGCAGTATCAGTTGATGAAAATGATATGAAATGGGCAAAAAGGGTTGATGAAGAGACTGGGCTCGAAATTCCTGACCAACAGCAGATTGAAAACTTTGATAAAGATGATTATGCCGCGAAAAAGATGGAAGAATTAAAAGCTCAAAGTCAAAAGAAAGAGCCAAAAGAAGTAACTATGGAGGATTTCTAAAATGAGCGAAGTCATTGAAAATGAAGAAGTAAAAGATATCGAGATTGAGTTTAAGCCAGCTGTTATAAATATTCTTGAAGAAGAAAAATTCAAAAAATCTATTAATCGAGTCGTTGCAGAATATACCGGTCACGTTCCAAGCGTAGAAAATTTAACGGTTGATAGAAAAACTCGAGCGAGCTTGAATAAACTAATTACTAAGATTGAAACAAGGCGTAAAGAGATTAAAAAATCAATTAATGTCCCTTACGCAGAGTTTGAAGTTTGGTATAAAAAAGCGATTGCTCCAATGGAAGAAGTCATTGAAACGATTGATGCAGGAATCAAAAAAATTGAAGCCGAACAAAAAGAAGCAAGAAAAAAAGTTGTTCATGAATTATTAATTGAACTGACAACAGATACAGAAGTAGATTCTCGAATATTTGAAAACTTTGTTGATGATTGGGCTAAAGCATCAAACTTTAATGATATTAAGCCTAAAAAACAGCTTATTGATTCTATTACTTATGTCATTGATGGTGAAAAGCAAAAGATTGCTGAATACAAATCTGCAAAACAAAGTATTTCAGACTTTTGTTTCGGAAACAATATAACTAGTACACCGTATATTAGAATGCTTGATAGTGGAAAAACTGTCAGTGAAATAATGGCAGTAATTACCGAAGATATTCTTTTTGAGAAGCAACGTAAAGAAGCTGAGGAAAAGCGAAAAGAGGCTGAAAAACAGAGACAAGCTGAACTTGAAAAACAACAGCAAGAATACGAAACAAGAAAACTTGAAGAATCATTTAATGCTCTGCCCTCTCATGTTGGCCAAGAAAACGCAAGAGCATTATCTCAACCAGAAGTAGTTGAACATGTTAAAGAAGAATTTGATAAAAAAGCTTCTCAATCACATTCTGAACCACCATATCAAGAACTAGAACAAATATATCATGCGGTAATTCTAGTAGAATTTGATATTAAATTTGGAGATATCGAAGCTAAAGACGAATGGAAAAAAGACATCGAAAAAAGTGGTGGCCGAATCAAAGAAGTGCCAGTATGGGAAAAAATTAAAAACATTTAACCTATGAGCAGAGCTGGAGTCCTCAAAAATCCTATGCAGCTAGAATTAGAAATAATTCAACTTTAAGCAAGACTACCTTGGGCGGTAGTGCTCGTATTTAGTCAGCCTGAGCAAGCTTTCAACTGCTCCCGCTTTTGCGGTAGGAGGTCAAGATGATCTATGACGAATACATGATAAAACGAATCATGGAAAAATATGATTGTGATTACGATACAGCAGTAGAGCTGTTTAACGATATTGAATAAAACTGTAGGAAGGAGAGGATGTGGCAGATAACAAGAAGTATTACTACATGAGATTAAAAGAAAACTTCTTTGATTCTGATGAAATGATTATCTTAGAAAACATGGATAACGGAGATGGGATTATTTACAGTAATATCTTACTGAAACTTTATCTAAGAAGTTTAAAGTATGAAGGACGGTTAATGTTCAATGAAAGAATACCTTTCAACCCTCAAATGCTTTCTACAATTGTACGTCATCCAGTCGGTGTAGTTGAAAAAGCTCTTAAAGCGTTTGTTGATTTAGGCTTAGTTGAAGTTATGGATAATGGAGCAATTTATATGTTAGATATTCAAAACTTTATTGGAAAAACTTCAACAGAAGCAGATAGACAAAGAGAATACCAAGCTAGAATTGCTAAAGAAAAAAATCCCGTTAGAAATCTAACAGGAAATATTCGAGAAATATCCGATAAAACTACACCAGAGTTAGAGATAGAGATAGAGAGAGAGTTAAAGATAGAGAAAGAAGTAGAAGCAAGCAAAGCTACTTCAACAAATTCTGATTTTCAAAATCTAATTGAACTCTACCAAGCAAACTTTGGAATAGTAAAACCAATTCTTTATGATGACTTGAAAGCTGACTTAGAAGATTATGGCCTTGAGTTAATCATTGAAGCAGTTAAACGAGCAGTAAAAAGACAACGAGAATACGCCTATGCACAAGGTATTCTAAAATCTTGGAATCGTTCAGGAATAAAAACACTTGAGCAGGCAAAAGCTGAGGAAGTGAGCTTTCAAAATAAGTCTCAAAACAATCAGAAGAGCTTTCAGCAGCAAAAGCCTGTCAAAAAAGCTCCTGACTGGTCGAATCCAAGTTATAAAAACAAAACAACGGCAGAAGATTTAAGAAAATTAGAAGAAATTCGCCAAGAATCGCTGAGCAAGCTGTCAGCAGATAAAAATTAAAGGAGTTTTTCGGTTTAAAGATAATGATAAATATTTCTTTTGGAATGGAGCAGACCCACTTACGCATTCTATTGGCACTGCGTATAAATTAACTTTTACCCAGCAAGAAATCGACAGCATGCAAACTGGGAGCTATGAACAGATTGAGGTGGAGGAATGAAAAAAGAAGATAAAACAAAAAAACTGCTATTGCAGGCAATACATGCATTAAGCAGAAATGATTTTAAAAATTTAAAAAGTTACGAAATTTGGTTAATCGATAATGACGAAAGAGTAATAGTTATTTCAAATGAGTTTTTGAAAGACTAACCTTAATTTTAAAAGTTTTTCGAGGCGTGAACAATGAAACAACCACCGGTATATTGTTGTTGCTATCTAAAACGGCATTTTCTAGAAATGCTAATCGTAATGTTCCAGAAGTGCTGTCATATGCCTCCAGTCTTATAGGAATAGTAATTGGGTCGTCGAAAATAATTTCGGAATAACTGGTTATGGTATCGCTTTTTCGGATTATATTGTACTTCATATTGCTACTGAAAGCATTACGGATAGAAAAAGTTTCGGAGTTTTGAGAAACAGTTATTTTTGAAAGCGTTACAGGATGAACGGACGCATTCTGAATTTCAATACTAATAACAGCAGCTCTATTTGTTCGATATGATTTTGAAAGATTAGGTTTGATTTCATCAGATTTATCGAAGAAAAAAGTTTTCTCGTGAATAATTTCTGCTTTTAGTCTTGGACGTGTTTTCCAATAATCAAAAAAATTTAAGAGTAGACCACTTATACCAGTTATTGCTCCTATGATTGATAAGTAAAAAGTTAATGTTAATTTTTCCATAACAGAATTATATCAAAAAATAGAAAGATCAAGAATGACAAAAACAAAAATGAAAGAAGCTGAAAATATGCCTGCCACCACTGACAAACTTTCGGTTGAAAAACTCCAAGAACAGCTTAACAGCAAGGTTAAAGCACTGACAGAAATCAGAGCGAATATCGAAGAGCATAACCAAATTTATGATTTGAGCGTAGATACTGCATTACTTTTAGAAGGAATTGACGGAATAGCATTTGATGCACTCGCAGCTATTGGAGGGGATGATGAGCAAAGTAATTAGAATCGGAACAAGCAGAGATGTTTGGTCAGAACCAAGTTGTAGCATTAGTTTTCATGAAGATCCAGATGCTTTCCCAACAGTGGGTGAGCCATTTGTTAAAGTAACAAATAAAGTGAGTGGAATTGTGACTTGGGTTCGTCTTAGCTCGGTTGATTTCATTGATGTTAAGGAAGGGAGCGGCGATGAGTAAATTAGAAAAAACAGCGCCAAATGAAATTTATTTGATTGTCGGAGATACTGACAAGGATTGTAATTTCAACGAGTTAGCGGAAGTTACTTGGGCTGATAAGCCTATCTATGAAGAAACAGCAATTAAATACGTTAAATCTTCCCAGCTCACGATTCCTAAAAGCATTGCGGATATCTTAGACAACATCTTTAACAGTTTTACTGAGTTACAAAATAATGCCAATTCTCTGATGATACAAACGATTTACACTCATTATGAACCAGAAACAACTTTTTATAAATGGTTCAACAAAGAAGATAATTCATATAATATTTCTATTATTTACCTCGCAGGCAAAGCCCTCGGAGTTGATTTAGTGAAAGTGGTGGAGGGATGAAACCAATTTTAGATATGTGTTGTGGTTCTAAAATGTTCTATTTTGATAAAGAAAATCCTAATGTTGAATATTGTGATATTCGAGAAGGTACTTATACAAATTTAGACCGTGGGAATGTCAGAGTTACAGATGTTAAACCTGATACACTTGCAGACTTTAGAAAGTTACCTTTTGAAGATAACTCTTTCTACCAGGTAATTTTTGATCCACCACATCTTAAGTATGCCGGAGATAATAGTTGGCTTAAAGCAAAATATGGATGTCTTGACCGTGAGAACTGGGAAGCAGATTTAAAAGCAGGATTTTCAGAAGCGTGGAGAGTTTTGAAGAAAAATGGAACATTAATTTTCAAGTGGAATGATATTGATATTCCCTTAGCAAAGTTATATCCATTATTTCCAGCTCAACCAATATTTGGCCAGAAAAGACCTAAAAATAAAAAAGGAAAATATTCTCATTGGTTAGTATTTATGAAAGTTGAGGATATTGCATAAAATGACCGACAAACTAATATCGCTGGTTATAAAATTCTGTGACTGGGTAGCCAATTTAAAGGAGAGAAAATGAAATATAGAAAGAAACCAGTAATTATTGAAGCAGTTGAATTTGATATAGAAAAATGGAACAGTGAGATTTCAAAAGCAAAACTTAGTGATTCTTATCCAATGGTACTGTTAGATGTAATTGGAGATTTTACACCAATTATTGAAACTCTAGAAGGAGATATGACAGTTTCTGATGGCGACTATATTATTCAAGGAGTAAACGGTGAGTTCTATCCATGCAAGCCTGATATTTTCCATAAGACTTATGAGGTAGTAGAATGAAACTTTTGTGTAAGCTGTTCGGGCATAAAACAAAAGAAGAACATCAATATAGACATTCTTGTTATTTGTACTGTTATAGATGTAAAGAAAATGTTTGGGTTATAGCTCCGAAGAATCCCAAAGTCTGTCAGTGCCAATGGTGTGTTAAAAATAAAATCAACCGCTCAGACCTTGACGAGTCTGAGAACGTGTTCCCTGAAAGATGGCTAGATAAGCATATAGATTGAACGCAAAAAAAGCCCAAGCTGACCTAGCTTGAGCGATTGTGAAAAGCACTTATAAATCATCAACCAAATGGTTTATAGGCCTTTATCATTATAGCACACATAACAATTATTCATACCAAAATAAAAATACCCGAACTGACCAGGTTCGAGCATGAGAATTTACAACTTATTATAATATTTTTTAATATTTTTGGTCAGTTATATTATATCACATACTGAGCTAGGAACTCGCTAAACTCAACTGGAGGAGAAAATGGATAAAGAAGATGTTTTTGCTATTTTAGTTGTGGGTTGGGTTTTAGGTTTCATGACCTGTGTTATATTAGCTCAATTCTTCCCAATTGTTAAATTTTTATAAACAAAACAAAAAGCCCACGGCAATGGGCTTCGGCAACTGAATTTCTAACTTAATTATACCACAAAAGGAGAATTTGATGAATGGCAGATAAGTTAGATAGAATTATTGGAGATTACGTTAATGGCAGACTTGAAGCCAGA